TGTCCATTGATAACCATATCATCCTCTTGTACTCATCCATGCTGATGTACCCATGTATGCACCTACTATACCAGCACCTGATATATAAAATAAGTTACTTACATCTGATAGAGCTTCAACTCTTTCTAATGGTACCCACGGTAAAAACATTGCTACTGTAAACACACCCATACCTATTAAAGTATATCTAGCCATTCTAAGTTGGCCTAACTGCTTACGCAGCGCAGCTTCTGTTTCTTCTATTTCTTTTAAATGCAATAGTTCTTCATCAGAAACTACGCCGTCACCATCCTCATCATACTCATTAACTCTTGAGTTTTTCTCTAAGTTTTTCTGTATTGCTTTCATTACCATTGTACTTTTCCGGGTTTGTAAACTGATCCGTACATTTTTGTTTAATAACTACAAATGGTAATTTATTATTTATTATATCAAATTTCATTTCTTCTATTCTTACTTCGCATTTTTCCATTTCTACATATGGACCATTTAGATCTTTAAATGTACGGCAATCCATAAAATTATAAACTGAGCATACCATTATGAATGCTTCAAACATGTCCTCATCTCCTTATTATTTACATAGATCATCAAACTTTGTTGAATGTATTCTATGTTTGCTTTTATCAAGTAACTTATCTAATAATATTTTATTTCTGTTTCCTATTAACCATAACATTTGTTGAAATAAAAATATCATCTGTGCCTCGCTACTTTCTTTGCAATTCGTTTTGGTTGTTTAGAGTGCTGCTTACCAGCTTTAGTATCTTTTCTTTTCTTCCTAGTTGTTGCAGCATACTCAGCGGCAGTTAAAGATTTTATAGCTGACGATGGCATATATCTTTCACCTGTAGCTTTTGGACCTACAGTAGAATTTTTACCACTCTTAGTTCGCCACTTTTCTTTACCCCACTTCTTTAGACTTTTCTGGCCTTTACTTAAAGCCATTATCTATAGCCCCCACCTTTAGCTTTATATTGTTTAGCTAACATCTGAGCTTTACGTGCAGACCATTGTCCTGGTCTACCACCTTTACCACCAGCTTTTATTCTATTAAATAAATTTTTACGCATAGTTGGTTTAGTATAATTACCTGCTTTATTTACTGTACTTTTAGCCATAATAAAAACTCCTTATTACTTTTTAGCTTTATGTCTATTTGCAAAATTTCTTGCAGCTTCTACACTGCCAAATCCCCATGCTTTTAATGCTAAGGCTTTCCTAGTTGGTCTACCTTTTTCATCTTTCATAGGTCCCTTCATTCCTGCAAATCGTGCAGCAAAACTTACCTTCCTTTTAAAATCTTTACTTTTTTTAGATGGTGTTTTCTTAACAGGCGCTTTTAAATTACCACCATCTTTTCTATTATAATATGCCCTGCCCGCTGCGTTTAATCCTCCCTTAGGATTTTGATGTTTTTTCAAAGTCATTACTTTTCTCCCATAAAATCTATTACTTGTGCTGAAGTGTTATCTTCAACTAGCTCCCATTCTATAATTTCTTTCATTGCACCTATATATTCAGATAAGCCCATTTCAGCTAACAACTGTAATGGAGCTTCTAATGTATCACATTTAAATATTAATATTTTACATGATTTAGTTATTGTAAGTTTAATACCTACTGCTTTCGCTAGTGCTATTATAGCTATAGATTCTTCAGGTGATATTTCGTCAACTAAAGTTATGATCTTTGTATTTATGCATCTAGCTTTCATTGTATAAAGATATGATAAACTAACAAACCAATTATTAATAGCTTACCATAATCTAAATCCCAGGCTGTGCCTTCACCGAATTTTTTACTAAAATTTTTTAATTTTTCTTTCATATATACCTCCTTAGGTGGCGGATTTATCCCCTGCTTCCGCCGGAGCAGCGAGGACAATGGGAACTCTTAAAGCCACTGTGTATCATCATCAAACAAAAAATTATCTGCTTTTTGCGACCACGGTACTTTATTCATAGTTAACTTGTCGTAATGTGTTCTTAATGTTTCTAAGGCAATAGCTGTAGCCATAATAGTGTCATCATGACAACCAGGAGCAGCCTCAGTTCTTCCGGAGTCGGTACTAACATAATCTTTTAATTCCTGTATAATTGTTTTAGATGCTATCCATATATCATCATTTTCTACAGCATTTTTAAGATTACCTATTATATGTGGTTTTGTTACCTGAGTTGTTCTAAAGCCAGGTGTTGTACCTTCCTCTTTTGATATAGCTGAAATTTTTGTTTGTTTATATAAATTTATATAATTCATCTGTGCTAGTCGAGATAATGTTGCAACGCCCATTGAATTACTTTCAACAGTTAGCAATGCATTATTATAATACCTACCAAGGTAAAACAACAAATCACCAAACTTACTTGGATCAATATAGCTGTCACGATACAAAGCAATTACTTTTCTATCTGTATCCATAACAACTGCTGCTGAATAATCTTGGCCTACGCCTAATGCAACATCGGCAGCAAGAATATAATTGCTATCCCAGTCAGGATACTCCCATATATCCAAATTCCCATCTTTAGATGTCTCCCATGTAAGTGAATCAAAATCAAATAGCATTTTTTTATCTGGAGTAACAGGTATTAAGTTGTTTACTTTTTCCATTGCAAAAACAGATTTACCTGCTGTAATAAAAGCTTCATCGGGAGTTGCTGGGTATTCCTGGCGGAACTTTAGTTCCCCACCTTCAGCAATCTTCAACCGACGCCAGTAGAGTTGTCCGTTGTTTAGGTTGTGCTGCTCTACTAGTAGCTCCTCATCAGAGGAACGTTCGAAACCTTCGGGAGGTTTTCTATAGTATTCATCTGTAGAAAACCATGGAAGGAATATCGGTAAGTACTCATTTTCGCCTTCTAATGCACCTTTCCATAATCTATAGAATTCACCTTGCGCACCGTTAGCTGTTGACTCAAGTATAACTTCAGTACCCGGAGCTTCAGATATACCCTGAAACAAACCAGCTAATATCTTTTCATCATGTTGCCAGAAAGCAACTTCTGATAGATGTGCTATGGTTGGTGTTGTACCACGACCTGCTTCAGGTGATCCCGCAGTATATAATCTATAAGACGATATAGGCTTATCTCCGCCTTCTTTTTTAAAGTGAGGTGATGAAATAACAATCTCTTTAGCATTCGATTTAATTTCATTTGGCTTATATGTAGTACTCATATTTCTAATAATATTTTTAGATAAATTAAATAGTGCGTCAGATGTTGCACTATCATGTGCCATAACAACTGAACGAGCATGAGGAGTAAAATAAGTTTTCCAAAATACACGCCCAGCACAATATGTACTAATACCTTGCTGCCTAGCTTTTAAAATAATCGCACGGACCTTACCAGTATCCTCTAACTGTTTTTCTAAAAGTTCCGTAATTTTTTTTTGGCAGCTATTAAAAGAAAAATTAATGAAGCCCCTCCTTGCATCCTTAGTAATGATCTTTATATTGTCAGATGCAAAGGAAGTAAAGTTATTTTCATAATCTTTTAATTTATTTCTTTTATTCTTTTCTTCGAGAAGTCTTAATAGTTCTTTCTTCTTATTCATAAAACTTCTCCTCAGATTGTCTTTTAGGGGACATTTAAATTTAAACGTCTCCTATAAGGGGGGAGATATAATATATACTATCTTAAGAATAAACTAAATTTAATCTAATTTTTATATATACCCCAATATATTTTTACACCCCCTACTAATTATATAACCTTTCTCTTACTATTCTTTTAATACTTACTCTCTCCCTATACTAATAAAATTTATTAACATAAATTTTTCTATACTTAAATTTAAACTATAACAATTATACAGGAGTGGGTATGTCCACATTTAATTACCAAAATAATTATCAACAAAATAATTATCAACAATATAATTCTAAAAATCCTTTACAATTATATTATAATCCTCTATATAATCATCAACAATTTAATAATCTTTTTACTTATATTAATCAACCTAATATAACTAATCTTATTAAATCTAACCAATTAAATTTACAATTCTTTTTATTTAATTCAAATAA